AAATAATCATGATTATAATAATCGTCAAAATCATGCTCGGTGATTAACGTATGCAAACCACCTGAGCATTCAATTTGTATATTATATTTTTTTTCATTCTTAGAAAAAGCTTTAGACAAAAAAGGCACTAAACAATCATCACAAATTAATCTGTCATCATGTTTACTTTCTCCATTAACATATTTCATTGTTAAATGATCATCTACCTTTTCACATTTACAACAAATGTCTTTTGGTCTATTCACGAAACTATTTCTCCATTATCATTTCTAGTAATGTCTAAAATTTCTTTTTCATAAACTATACTTAAACCTTGTCTTTCTAACTCCCTCCAAAGTTCAAGTTTAATTGTTTCAGACAACTCACAAACAACATTAGAAATTTTTTTCGTTTCAGAATTAAAAGTATTTTTTTCATGAAATTGATCCATATCACCTGTAATTGCAAAAAGCTTTTCAATGAAATCAAAATATACTTTCCTTTCATTTTTTTTTAATCCGCATTTATCAACTAAATGTTCATACTTATAACTATCTTCACTCATGTGTTTACCTCCGCTTTATCTGGGATATTATAGGAATGAAAATATTCGACAAGTGTTTTATCTGTCTTTGATACATGCCAAGGCTTTTTAAAAGTAATGCTAGTTTCATCTGGTCTATCCATTTCTGAACAACCATTTTCAAGCCAAGCGTCAAATTCTATTATAAAATCTTGTGTTCTTTGGTCATGTAAAAATTCATACATTTTATTTTTTTCTGGATGCCAAAACCTCGTATGTTCTTTTTTTACACTTATAACATCCCCTCGCATTAAGGGGATGCCATTTTTTTTCCATACAGAGTGTGTTGTTGGGTGTGTGCCTAAAAACTTTTCTACAAAAGATAAAGCGATTGGACAACATGCCGTACTACTTTCACCTTCATTAAGATGAATATCTTTAATATCTATACTAAACATTTGCCAACCTATCTGCATGAAATGATTTTAATTGGCTCATCATGATTACAGTATTTAAAGCAACACTTGTTCCCATATTAGGTTTCAAGATACTTGGGTTAAAATCTTCCCAAACTTTTTTGACATCATCTGTAGTCTTACAAGTTTTTAAATACTCTCTCATAATTATTTGTACTTCATAAAACTTCTTGCAATACTTTCTCAAAGCTTGATACATAATATTTTTTTGTGTTGAAAATTCACACAATGTATTATGTTCCTCTAAACTTCTAACCTTAAATCTTATTTTCTCATGTTTAGCGTCAGGTATTTCCAAGCCAAAGGGATTTTTAGTTGATGATATGTTATCTCTTTCAACAAATTTATCATTAGTATAAATATAACTATTAGTTTCACCTGTCTTTCTCCAATAAGTTCTTTCTTTGTCAAATTTTTGTGTATCCTCTATGCAACACTTCATAAAAGGATTTTGATTATCTTTTAAAAATTCATCAAAGTATAAACAAGCTATATGATCCTTATCTAAATCAAAACTAATCGTTTCATTTTTCCAATTATGATAATAAGGCTTTTTAACTCTAATTGTTTCTCTTATACCATCAATGTAAGTATCTTCGTCCTGTTCCACATCAAATGTTGTTTCTGCATTAAAATTGCTTCTTGTCGTTGTTAGTCCAAACTTTCGTAAGGTTGCTAAATCTTGATCGCCAAAAACTTCATAACACATTTTTTTAACGATCTCATGAGAAGCTAATCGTAAAGATTTAAAAGTTTCCACTTCTTCATCTAATTTTTTTCTCTCATCAGTTGTTGTTTGTAAATAGATACTACCATGCTCGTCAAGTATCTGAGTTCTTAAAGTTTGATTTAATTTCATAATTTTCTCCATAATTATTAATTGGGATATTATAGGAATATTTTTTAGTAAATGTCAAATGAAAAAAGCCCTCCAATATTTAGGAGGGCTCGTTAAAGTGGGAATTAATTAATCTTTATATTATTATGTAATTTTTTCAACAAACTTTGCTAATTTTTCTAGCAACCAACGTAAAATCATATCTTTACTGCCTCCTCAATTCTAAATTCTTCTTGTTTTTGATATCTAGGTAATATTTGTTGTTTGCCATGTGCTATTATGTTTTGTTCATCTAATCTCTCCCCATTGGTTTCTATTTCTACAATTGCGTCTATCTCGCTATTAGCTTCTACCTCATACGTCTTTGTATAAGCTTCATATACATATACTTTGTATTTATTTTTTTTCATCCCAGACATCCATTATTAAATCAACCAACTGTAATTTTATATCCTCATATCTTTTCATAAAAAATTCATTGGATTGATCAATTTCAGCTTCAGGGTAAAAATGAGTAATTAAACTTTGCAATTGCTCATCCAAATCATCTTCGTCAATCATAATATCATGTCCGTCAATCATTGGTTTTGTCCACTCCATTTTCTTTTCCCCACAAATTATATTCTAATTTAGCAATTAAATCTTGTAAGTGAAAAATATCCTTTTCTTCTATCTCTCCAAGATCATCTAATAAACAAGCAACAGAAATGTCTAACTCTTTAATCAGTTCTTTCGTTGTTCTCATTTTCAACATCTGCAATCTCTTCTATTTTTTTTACAACATATCCTGCTGAACGTATTCTTTTTTCCATAACAACTTGTTCTGATGCACCCTTCTCTAAGGCTTCATCAATATTGTTGGCTTCAATTATTAGTTCGTGAGTAGTAGTCCACTCGGCTACGGCTTTGTAAGTTTTCATATTATCTCCTTTTTAAATAGTGCTAGACCTGTCAATGATCACGAAAGGGGAACAAGCCTAGCACAGGGTATGGAGTAAAAAGTTTTTCACATAAGCAAACTTGCTAGTAGTTAAGTACGAGGAGAAATTAACATTTGATAATCTGCCTATTGTGAAAGTATCGTGTTCTCTCCTTTCTAACTCCATAATTAAATTATTATTCTAAGTTTATAGGATTGTCAAATATAAAAATTAATTTTCTTCAGATTTAGTTTCAATCTCTTTCCACTCAGCGTCTTGAATCAATTGATTTTCCTCTTTATATTTTTCTAATTTTTCTTTTAATTCTTTTCTGGACATATTATCAAGACTAGCAGTAACTACTTCTTTCCTATCAACATAAAAACCACCCAGTAAACCTCTTCTGTATTCAGCATTGATCGCTGCACTAAATTGATCTTTCTCAATAGCTAAATCTCTTAATCTTGCCATTTCTCTTGCATGTTTCATAAAATCTATTCTTGCCGCTTGAGCATAATCTTTTGTGAGTTCGTCAATGTATTCAACAACACGAGGAAACATTTTAGGATTTTGTAAATTACAAGCTATTTGAGTAGCTGAATGTTCAGAATATCCAGCGAGTTTTGCACACTCCGTTGGAGTTGCTCTACCATTTTCTTTCACTAACATTTGAACAAAAGACCTTTGCCTTCTGGTCAATCCATCTTTCTCAATTATATCACCATGATTTTTAGCCATCACACTCACAATCTTCCTCTATATCTAAACCACATAAAGGGCAAAAGTCAATAATTTCAGTCATTTTTATTTTTCCTAAAGTAATGAGGTAAGGCTAAAGTATTGTCAGGGTAATGGCTCAAACTATTGAAATATATATATAATATATACATCATTACTTGATTACGTGAAAAAAATGAAATGAAAAAATTTTTTATATAATAATTGTTATATAAATAACTATATATTGTTCCTGAAACTAATCTGCACCGAGATCCTTGATACATGATACCTGAAAATTAATCCTCGTATAAAGGTTTATTGACCTTTCTTCTTACGTTTATCAAATCACTAAGCATTTTACTAAGCTTTGTAGCCTCCTCAGGGCTGTCTAAAGCTATAAAATCACCCTTCTCAATGGCATAACCCATGGCTCTATCACCTAAATCTACGAGTTTACCTTCAATCATCCTAATAGTAGGGTATAAAATTTCTTTTCCCTCGTATTCATTCGACTGTGTAAATACCGTTTTACCATTCATTTCTGGAGTTTTTGGATCTAAGGCTCTTTGGACCCATTCTAAATTCATTATGGATTTTAAATCAGACATTTTTACCCCGAAAAACCCATTTTAAGAGCCCTGTGGAGCATGTTTATCTACCCTTGAAGGCTTTACCGTATCCTCTTGTAGCTCTTCTTCCCGCTACCTTCGGTTTTCTAGCGGAAATCTTATTCCCTTTTCTACTTTTAATCACCATACCACCGGTTTTTCCTGAGGTAGGAGGCGTGTCGCCTGAATCAGAGTCTTTCTTCATGGAATTAAGAATGGATTTAAACTTATCAAAATCACTTTGTGTTTTAATATCTTTCCAACTATCAATGGAATATTCAGTTTCCCCATCAATGGCATTGACGGCATTATCAATATCGCTTTGTTTAAATTGTAAACCGCCACCAAACGTTAAAGTTTTATCAATAAATAATCCGATTTTCTCGGTTAAACCTGTTTTTTTCTTTTCTTCAGCCATTATTTTTTACCCTTCATGGCTCTACCATAACCACGTTTAGCTAATTTACCTGCTACTTTTGACTTTTTAGATGCCATTCCACCCTTGCTTGCATACATTAAATCTGCACCAATAGGATTTTTGTTAGGCTTTTTTACCTTTTCTTTTTTACCTTTTTCTCTGTTTCTATTAAGTAAAATATCTAATTCTTTTTCACTAAGTTGTCCGTCTAATTTTTTTTCACTAAGTTGTTCTAATTCTTTTTCACTAAGTTGTCCGTCTAAATCCTTATATTTTTTAAATAACTTTTCTATTTTAGTTTGCTTATCATCTGCCATTATTTTTTCCTTACTGTTTGCCTTGCTCTTGCAAAAGCTTTTGCTGTAGGAGCACCTTTGGTACCTTTTTTACGCATCTTTTCTCCACGTTTTCTTTTCGCATGAATATTTGCATAAAGACCAGGACCTGCCATTATTTCTTCTTCTTCTTGGATTTCTTTTTCATCATTTTAAAATCCGCACCTGTAATTTTACCATCTTTGTTCTTATCTAATTTTTTTTGACCACCGACAAGACCACCAACTTTCATACATATACCAAAATCATTTCGCATAACTATTTGTAACATTAATGCAAGGTTTTTTCTATCTTTTTTTCCTTGACACAAGCACAGGGGAGCACCACCAAATTATCACCAAACGTAGCTATAGAATAACCCTCTCCATTACAAAGAGGGCAATCCTTATCGCTTA